CTAAATCTAGCCCTCTCATTACGAGATTTAAAGATGATGGTATAAATAAGCAATTAGATATATCAACAGCTCAAACTCCTAAAGAGAAATTAGATGTGATTAAGAACAATATCACTCTTACAGATGAGCAGAAGAAGAAAGTCACTGGACAGGGTATTCGAGCAGTCAATGCTGAACCTGTCAAAGAAAAGACGTTTGCTGAGAAATTAGCACAAGGCCTACAACGGTCAAAGAGTACTATAAGATATTCACCTAAACAGGTTTCTAAACCTTTACCACCTCGTCCAAAGGCGATACAGGAGAAAACTTGGAGCCTTATCGTGAAAGCTACTCCTGAAACTTTAGAGAATTGGGAAGCTAAGCGTAAGGTTAAAGTATTTGAGCAATATAAGAAATTATTCTATGCTCAACATGCTAGATTAACTATTCGTTGGCAAGAAGCTATGGTAAAACATAAGCTTAATCTTAAAAACGATTGGTTGCAGTTCCCCGGAAGGGTTCTTGCTCTGCTTCGAGCAGAAGAATTGGACGCAGTTCCTCAAGCTATTCAAACTTGGAGGAATAAAGCAGCTACATATGTCCCAAAGAACGGGAATATAAATGCTGATTGGGCTAGCAGCCCAGCAACAACAACAAAGTAATATGCCTAAACCGCTGATTGACTTAATTATTTCTAAGCAGGGAATTCCCTTCTTAGTTATACTTACTGGCATTCTCCATATGGTTAGTGCATATTTCTTCAACTGCCATAGTTTCTTTATGTTAATATGGACAACACTTGCAACGAGAGTTTACATGTCGTATATCTCGGTGGATCTTGTTGATTACTTTACGAGTATCTTTGATCGTACGTTGGTACATGTTACTACTTCGGTATCTAATAATGTAACAACTGCTGTTAGAGGAATCTCTACTAATCTTCAAGATCTAGGTGCACAGTTACAAACTGGCACTAGTTTTGCTAGCATTGCAAATGAATTTTCCAAACATAAAATTGGAATAGCATTTTGTGCTAAAACATTAACTAAGTGTGACAAGGTAGTTGATGTTGTAGAAGAAGTTGTTAAAGTATCGAGTTTACTCGGTCTTGAGTCTTCTTTAGTTAATACGACTTTAGGTCGTTTAACAAGCGCGGCTGGAATAGCCATGGAACCAATGGAGCAACATGGCCTTGAGGAAGTAGAGAAATTTATTCCTTTAATCGCCTCGAGCGCAGCTATGATGGATGTCGAATTTGGAGAAGTTTCAGTATCTAAGCATATGGATAAATTTGCCCGCAACACAAAATCAGCGGAAATTATCACACAGCATATGCGAAAGATAGCAGAAGCTTCAGGTTTGATTAAGCCCCAGAATTGGCAAGTCCTTCAAGACCTTAACAAAATGGTTAATGATCTGAAGGAGGATCATATTTGGGTTGTCCAAACATTGGCCCTACATGGCTCTCAATTTGTTAATCCAATGAATTACGAGCGTGTTAAAAAATATCGACAAGCAGTCGATAGAGCATCGAAAACTCTCAGAAGTATAAATCTTCCTGAAATTAAGAATAATCAAATTGTTACCGAATGTAACTCGATTATTATGAAAGCTCAAGATTATTTAAATCAGATAGAGAGTATTCGACAAAGCATTGGCTTAAGACCAGTGCCTGTTGGCATTTGCATCCAAGGACCTAGCCAGGTTGGTAAAACAACTATAGTTAGAGAATTGATGCGACGTGTCAAAGAAAAATTGCGCAATAATCCTGAACTCTTCGGAGATCCAGTTAATTGGGCGCAATGGGATGCTAATCAACGTGAAGAGTTTGATAGCGGGTATTGTGGACAAGAAATTGTCTATATGGATGATGCTTTTCAAGATAAAACTAATAAGGATCATCTTATGTGGTATACATATATATCATCTACCTGCGTTGGAACTATTCAAGGAGTAGCTGAACAAAAAGGGCTCCCATTTAGAGCCCTTATCTGTATTACTACGTGTAATGAGTTTCCTACGAAATCAATTGCCGTTAGTCATATTAATGCTTTACATCAAAGATTTCCCCTTTCGTATCGTTTTAAAAAGTTGCGAGACTTCTCGAAATGGAATGAAGGAGGAAGTAATTTTGATCATTTAGAGATCGAATATGGCTCAATGGCAGATTTTGCAGCGAATGTTCCTACACGTAGAAATATGAAAGGAGTTCCAGCTCCTTCCACTACGGACTTCCCAAAGACCGATCTAGATGGTATGGTTGATCAAATTTGTCAAAGTATGATTAACAATATGACGTTTTATAATCTTCGGATGCAAACGGCTACAAACATACCAGTAGAAATGCATGGAGGATCAGATGATGAAGACCAAGATTCTTTATGCAGTGATTTCTTAGATGACGTCTTTGGGGAAATTCCTACTGATACTCATAGCGAGTTGTTATCAGACGATCCAGAAGAGGATGATGATACCGAATCACTATCGAGTAACTTTATGGACCAAGTATTGGGAGAAATACCTAATACCGTTCATACTGAATGTTTTTCACGAAACGTTACCTTTAATGAAGTTGTTGAGGTTCATGAACTACCAAGTTCAATTGAAGAAGATGTATTACCCGAACAAGTCCCTGAGGACTTGAGAGGATCATATGTCCAGAACCCAACAATTAGAGGAACTCAAAGTGAAGATCATGACAGCACTATGCGCATCGATAGATTATTACGAGCGGTTGCTGAAGATATGAATAACGCGGTAAATCGCGCGCAATACGACACTATATATAGCGTCGGAGATTGGATTCATTATCTCAATAGAGCTCCGCAAGGAGGTGCTACTACAGCTGCTGACTTAATTCGACCTAATAGGACGGATTTTCTCGCAGAAGATGGACTCTATGAGTTTCTATCGACGTTAGGTGCGTGGGTGATACTAGATTCCGAACGTGAAGCTTTTGAAATGGAGTTTATGCGACAACCAATTTTGAAATTGAAAGATCATATGGATACTGAGTATTTGTGGGGTCCGACTTTAGGGTTAGGCACCGCTTTTTATTTGGTTTCACCAAATCTTATTTTTCAATTGGAAGAATCTTTTCTCACTGGTTGGCGATTACGGCGTACGCGCTGGAAGCGGAAGTTACTAGCTTTCTTGGTTGACCCATATGCCCAGCGTTTGTTCGCCCAGCATACTATTCCAATAGCGGTAGCCTCATGGTTTCCTTCTCTAGCGGTTCAACCTGCTTGGCAAATTGCTCTGTACCTTCGGGGTTTTACACAGGGTTATTACCGGCGTGGTATACACCCGTTTTGGAGGGGTACAACATCAGTGTTGGGAAATATCGTGAATGTTCTCAGGTTATGGGAAGCACCATGGTATTTTGTAGCTAAAGGTTTTGATTATCTCGAAAAGATAACCATGCGACTTGCTAAAGGTATGACTTCGGTTATGCTACAATTGCTAGAGTATTTTGGCGTTGATGTCCAAGGTTTGTGGAATGACATCGCGAATCTCACAAATCAAATGATTTCTCAAGCAATCATTCTCGGAGTTACATCCGTACTGATTTATGTAGCTTACAAACTCATCAAATTCTTGTTTAAGAAAGATGACGAGCCAGTAGAAATGCATTCATCGAAGAATGAATTCGGTAAGAATAGTAGAAGATTGCAAAGACAGAAAATTGTAAAACAAAAAACTGTCCAAGTAAGAGCTTTTCAACGCCGTGGAGCAGATGATTTAGTCTGCGCTGAGGAATGTGATGTTGAAGACGAAGACATTCAACACGAAGATACTATCTATACAAAAATTGGTATCTGTAATGATAAAGAATCATTTTATGGAGTAAAACCCCTAAAATATTTATTTGAAATCTTAGAAGAGGATCCGCAAGCAATATGTGGTGAATTTGTGAAGTGTAAAAACTCCCACATTTTAGCTCACTATATTGATGCTGATGATTTCCTTGTAGAGAAATCAAATTTGAAATTTATCAAAAAGATACCGATAACTATAAATAGATCGGATGGTTATGGCGTAGCAATAAGTTATGACCTAGTTGGCACTGAAGAACAAGTGTGTCAACAACATGAAAAATTCCTTAAGCGGTTAGATTATCTTAAGGTTCTCGATTGGCAAGGCGATATTGATATTCGCCGTATTGATGATATTTATCATCTCAAAGTTTATTTGGTCGGTCTGTCCACGACTATCCAAGGCACACCACGTAACTTTGTATCGCGAGAGCTTAGAAATCTAAATGCGATTTATGAGGATGAAAAAGGGTTAAAAACTCTTACAACCAATACCACTGCGGAAATCCTTGATCAACACGGATCTGACGATTCAATGTGTTTGATGAATTCATTAGTTGAAAAACATCAAGTATATATGTCTATTGCAAATTACAATGATGTTGATTCTAATGAATTGAGTAGGATGACATTTGGTATTGGTCATTTTGACACTATCATTTTCAATGCACATATGTATGAAATTGGTGAGTTTGTCAGATTCTGGAGATGGAATAAGAGGAAAGTAGTTGACGGATATCAAATCTGCCATGTTGAGTCAATCGACACGGTAAGAGATATTGGTATCGCTCGGATAGTTTCTAAGGAAAGATTCCGCTCCGCTCTTATGTCTATGGGTATAAGGCAGTCTTGCAATCTCATGGCATCGATGGTAGATAGATTTAGGTCTATTGAACCCTATCTTTGTGATGAAACAAATTGGAGGGCGATTAGTGACGATCAGTCATGTCTGTGTTTCTTACCAACAGCTGGTTCGCTGGCGATAGGAAGAGTCGGTATAGAAGGTCTGAAAAGTCGTTTTATACGAACGCGTGACACTGTCACTAGTCAATTGACTGATTATATATGTATCAGTCAGCTCAACATGAGCTTACCACTAGCTCGCAAGGGTGATTGTGGTGGATTGATTCTATCTTATCGAGATAGATATCAATCAAAAATCATAGGTTTCCACTGTGGTGGAACTGCTTCCAATTGGTATGGAGCGATCCTTCGCAAGGAGGATTTAGCTCTATTCACCCAACACGGAAGTGAAGATGATGTATTTTCTAAATTTATCGTCGGTGGGGAACCTGTTGATTTACCTGATGGACCAGGTTGTACTTTTCTAGGAAAGTATAAATTTAAGACCAAGCCAGCTGGAGATTTATCTCTAGCTCATTGGAAATATTCTCCTTTTCATGAGCAATTTGAAGAGCAGCTCCAACCCGGTCCGTTAGATGCGAATGACCCAAGGATTAAAGTAGAAGTACCTTGTAATTCTTCAGGTTTCAAAAGTCTTTTGTTAATACCTAACGGTGTTATGTGCTCCAAACTTCCAGAAATGGATCGTTCTGTACTAGCTATATGTGAAGAACATCTCACATACGAGATGCAGAACAAGATTGGAAACATCAAAAAGACTCCTTCTAATATGGAAGATTTATTAGAGATTGCTTTAAACGGTGATCGCGAGAATATTTTCTGTACAGGAATGGAGCTTGATAAGGCTTGTGGAATCCCATGGAATGAAATCCCTGGTTGTTCAAAGAAGAAACATTTTCTTCAAAATAATGATGGCTTCATCTCATTTATAGATGACATAAATGGTGATAGACTTAAGTCACGAGTAATTTTGAAATTACAACGAGCAAAGAGAAGTGAAAGGAGTATATCTCTGAGTAATTCAAAGCTGAAAGACGCTTTGATTAAAATCTCTGCAGTGGAAACTGCTAAAACTCGTGTATTTCACTGTATTCCCGTGGATAAAGTCATATGTGATGCCGCATTATTTGGTAACTTCAAGGAAGCTTATTCCCAAGCATTCTTGCAGTTGAATCATGCGATAGGTGTAAATCCTCATTCACTTCAGTGGAAGGCGATTTATGAGCACCTAAATAAACACAATAATGTGTTTGACATGGATTTCTCCAACTATGATAAACATCTTCATAGTGAGTTGATGCATACTGCATTCCGCATGATTCGTAAAGTCATTCAGGCTAAAGCGAAAGATGAATGGGATGAAGCGCGTGCTATTCTCGAAGAAGAATCCATTGAAACGTATGTCGTTGATTACGACACAGTTTATAAAACAGAACGTGGAAATAAGAGTGGTGAATATCTAACCACTGTTATCAACTGTATTTGTAACGATATACTTTCGTACTACACCTGGATAAAAACTACTGAAAATTTCGATTTAAGTGAGTTTCGTAACAACGTATCCGGTGTTAGTTTTGGCGATGACAAAATCGAATCTGTTTCAGATGAGTATGCAGAGAAGTATAACTATTTTTCTGCTAAAGAAGTCATGAGTTCTATCGGGCATATTATCACGCCTGGAGCTAAAGATGGAGTTGAACGCAAGTTCTGCCCTATTGATCAAGCTCAATTCCTTAAAAGAGGAATAGTAGAATGGGAGGATTATATTGTAGCACCTTTGCTACAACGATCTATTGAATCCCCATTCGTATGGACTCAGATTGAAACATCTGAACACGTGATTTGGTATAATCTCGTTGAACAAACAATGTTTGAGGCACTTCTACATGGTGAACAGTATTATGATTCATTTCGTAATAAATTAAGTCAGTGTATAGATTTGGATTTAAGGAGAGCTCTTGCAGCTTTACTTAGCGTTACCTACTCTGTAGCAAAACGTAAGTACCTTAATAGGTATCATAACAATAATTCACATTTATGTACATCGAAGATTTAATTGTTGTATTGTTCACTATGGCATGTTTATACATACTATATGATAAATTGATAAAGTTTTTATCAACTCGTGTAGAAGTACACTCTCCTGAAGAGAATCATGACGACTGAAATAGGTAGATTGATTTTCTCTCAAGGAAAAACTTTATTTGAGGTTCTCGATTCACTCGATGTCCCTCAAGTATCGGCACAATTAGAAGCCACTAATGAGCGATTAGATATGGTCAATGATCAGCTTAGGCAACTAGGCGAAATTGTTGATTCAAATAATAATCGTACTAACGCTGAATTTATTCGCGTTAACACAGAGCTTGATAATTTAACAATACAGGTGCAAGCCTTAAATGTTCAAATATCTCCTCTGAGTGCACAAGTGGCGTCTTTAGATGCTGAAGTCATGTCATTGTCAGCAGAGTTAACCCCTTTGTCCAATGAAATCGACGATCTTAACGATCAAGTTCAGTCATTATCTTTACAAGTAAATGCTCTGTCATCTCAAGTTTCGGGATATACGTCTCGTATTACTACTTTAGAATCTCAGTTAGCTCAGCTAACAACGACAGTAAATGCACTAACTAGTACAGTTAATTTTCTGGACGCTAATAGAGCTCGATTAGGAATGCTCTATCTCGGTAATGAATATCTATTTTCATATCGCACTGGAGGTGTTCCTGGAAACGTTTATACCTATCGTATAAATTATTCAGGTAATACAACCACTCAGATCTTAGCGAATGTTGGTTATACAGCTAACGTTTTAAGTTCTGAAGACAATACCTCCACGAGTAGGACAGTCAGATTGGCTGCTCCTTTCGATTTGTTTTCAACAAATGGAAGAGTCTCTTACCCTTTGGTACAGGGACCTTGTGTATTATCGTTTACGGTAAATAACACGAATCCGACCAACGGATATATTACACACTTGTAAAAATGAATCAAACCCAAGATATAAAGATTTATGATATGCCACGCTGCTTACGTAGCGGGTTTACTGCATTACCTAGAATAGGTAGAGATCCTTCATTGGATAATGGAAATATAATTTCCGAAGTTGGAGAACCGATTTACATCAGGACTCCATTATGTCATGACGACTTTCAGGCTTACCCGTTGCGTGCTACCCGGAAATGCAAATTTCCTATGCATGTTTTTGGTAAAGCTGATCTAGGAAATGCTTTTGCAGCATTTCTTCCAAGAACTGTACCTTTACCAGCTATCGGTACAGCCCTCGTTCTCCAACCGAGAGTGACTCCTGAGCAAGCCACAATTATGAGATTGTATAGAAATATACAAGCTGATTTTGTGTGGATTGTTCACATTCCATCACCTTTTGGTGTTGGTGCTCTAGTGGAGGTGTTCGCACCAGAGGTGGATCTTAGAACAAAGACACGTTCAGTCAGGTTTCGACCTGCTGGTGTCAATACTATAGCGTTCCATCTCCCATGGAGTAATGATCTTTCGATGGTCCGTCAGGATATAGGAAGAAGTGGTCAGAGTGGCGGTGCTATAACTATACGTTTAGTTGAAGATAACACTACAGAAGCGGTAAACACTCCGCTTGTAGTAACAGTTTATCAAGCTTGTATTAACGTAAAACTTAGTACAAAAGTACCAGCCAATGCTGAATGGGATTCTATCCCGGGATTGGAATTTATTCCAACCACTATCCCTACATCCGATGAAGTTTTCGAATATCATGGTGGTGATGAACCTTCTGTAGAGGTACAAGCCGAAGGTGTTGGTAATGTTAGTGAGCAGATTGCACTCGATGCAACACCTGCTTCCGATCTAGCACCACAAGTAGAAACTTCTACTGGGAAGCCGACTATCCCCTCTGGGAGTCGATCAACAAGAAATCAGACAGGTTTGCCGAATACGCGTTGGTTTGAATCAACTGTATTCACGATTGGTACTGAAAACTTGTTAGCCTGGCAGAATCTTTCTGTCAATCCATACAATCTTACTACGAGAGGTGAGAATATAAGTAAAGCTTATAGAAGAAATGTATGGGTTGCTGGATCAGAAGTCTGCGGTTATGCAAGAACGATGAAAGCAAAAATCGTGATCTCCAGACCTCCAACAGTATCTGGACTTGTTGAATTTCAAGATTCAAGGAACGACTCTTCTCGTTACCTAGTCGAAATGGGTGGAAACATCGAATTGGACTTAGTTCCTAGGAACTTTGCAGGAGTAGTAGTACAGGGGCGACCCAGGTATTACAATAATCGGTTCTTAAGAACAGATGAAGCAACAGTCGATTGGCGTTATAGAGTAACAGGGTTTAATCGAACCTCTGATACTGCTGATGTCAGTGTACGAATATTGTTAAAAGTAGGAAACTCCTATTTTGACGTGCCAACGAAACCGCGTCCTGAAGTTAGTAGCTTAGGATGGTTAGTAGAGCAGTTTGCAGATTTTGTGGAGCAAAAGGATCTTCAATACCTGGGAGTCGAACCCCAGATTGGATTCGTCTTTCATGGCGATGATGAAGGTATGAATACTTTTGATTCAGAGAATAAAGTAGCTCCGTATGCAGGAGAAGGTACGTATGAAGGTGAAATCAACGCTGGTGGCGCCTTTGATGAAGACATCGATCAAGATGACTTTGCCGTTGAAATTTGGAATGGAGTGTTACCTGTTGGTTCAATAGTAACAGTTCCCCTTAATTTATCGGTAGCTCCAGATGAATCTGGTACAGGAGGCATAAGTACGATCGCTCAGAAGTTCGAGCGTAACGCACATGTCATTCCAACCGGAGAAGGAAATCTCGGTCCTAGTATTGGGTTCTATACGATAGAAACTCGCTTACCAACTACGATTAGTGGTCAGATTAGTCATGTCAGTCTCCCTGGAGATATGACAGACGAAGCTGCTGCTTTCGCTTTTGGTTTGGGCGATATCTTGAGTATGGCTACATCAGCACTCCAAGCACTTGGAGGACCCACTGTTAGTATGGGAATTCAAGCAGGAAGAGCTATCTTCGATGTCATTAAAAACATCGGTGGTAAACTCATTGATAGAAGTAGTTCTGATTCAGCGAATCAACCTTCTGCAAGCGGACCTATTGATGTGTCCCGCTTTATTAACTTTCTGAAGCCCATTCTTCAGAATGAAACACAAGATCCAACTTTTGGATCTCTCTTAGTTCAGGCTCGTGACTTCATCGGAAGTGATGGTGCAGCTTTGAGCCAGATACCAGCCCGTATTTGGGCCAGGATGAACAAGTCCATGGTAGAGAGATCTTTGTTCGATCGTCTGGTTACACCATCCAACACGATGGTTAACGAAATTATGATCCCTTATGATCGCTGGGGTCATCTTGTTGATTTATTCGGATGTCATCCGAATACTTTCAAAACCGGCACTCACCAAAATGCCTGCTGGTTGAAATTTATGAGCGTTATTCGCAAGAAAGCACTCAAAAGTGACGTACTATCTTTGTCACTTAAAGAAATCCTCGAGTACGAGGTAACCGCCGAAGATGAGGCTGCTATTGCATCGATCATGCAAACACAGCAGCTCACCTTCCTGCCGTAAAGGTCCCTATGCGAAGCCATGGCTTTGCTTAGATGCAGTACACTTTTTCTACATGCATTCGTATAGGGCTTAGCACAGAAATGCTAGGGACTTAATTCATAGTCCTTTTCCTACTTTCCTACTGACCTTTACGGCCAGCTAGGAAAAAGGTTTTTTAACTTGAATATAATGGTTTACTTATGTATTCCATCAGCTGAGGCTTAAGATAAGAGTTCGCAA